GATGTAGTCAATGAGGTTCGAGTCGCATACTCTGAAGGCTACAAATGCCCTCTGGTTGTTGCCGCAACCGGCGCTGGAAAGACTGTGATGTTTAGCTACATCGCAAAAAACGCCGCTGAAAAAGGTAGCGCCATCATCATTGCAGCTCACCGCAAAGAGATCATTCGCCAGATCAGTTTGTCGCTGGCCAGGTTCGCATTGCCTCACAACGTCATCGCGCCATCATCGTTGGTTCGTCAGATCAAGATTGCGCAGTTCAAGGCATTTGGTGCTTCGTTTGTTGATTCATCATCGTCAACGATGGTTGGTTCAGTTCAAACAATCGTTGGCAAATTCGATCAGATGGATGCAGCTGTGAGTGCCTTGTCAAAGCGAATCGGAAGGCCAGCAAAGGCAATCACGATCATTGATGAGGGTCATCATTGCACCGACAACACAATGTGGGGTCGCGTCATGGAGAAGTATGGGCCAAAGGCTGGCAATGTCGGCCTGATAGTTACAGCCTCACCAGAGCGTCTGGATGGCAAAGGGCTAGGCAAAGGTCACGGAGGTTACGCCGACACGATCATCGAGGCTCCACCGATGACTTGGCTGATAGAAAGCGGGTTCCTATCTCCGTACCGAGTATTCACCGCGCAGCATCAGATTGATGTCTCGTCGGTAAAAACACGGATGGGTGATTTCGCAACCAAGGAATTGCAAGACGTGGTGGACAAGCCAAAGATCACGGGTGACGCGATCACGCATTGGCGAAAACATGCAATGGGCAAAAAGACGGCCATCTTCTGCGTGTCTGTGGAGCACAGCAAGCACGTTGCAGCCGAGTTCAATGCCAATGGAATACCAGCGGCTCACATTGACGGTGGCACTGACGATTCTGAACGTGACAAGGCGATTATCGACTTTGCTGATGGCAAGGTCTCGGTCATCACCAACGTCAATATCTTGAGCGAGGGCTTCGACTTGGCCAGCATTGCGCAAAAGGATGTGACCATTGATTGTGTGATTGATCTGGCCCCCACTCAGTCGCTGGTGAATGCCATGCAAAGATGGGGCAGAGCCTTGCGTCCTGCGGTTGGAAAAACTGCAATCATTCTCGACCATGCTGGCAACGTGATGCGTCATGGCTTGCCAGATGAGGAGCGAGTCTGGACGCTGGAAGGCGTAAAGAAAAAGAAGCGTAAATCAGACCTAGACGACGAAGACGATGTAAAAGTAAAGTCATGCCCTAAGTGCTTTGCAATTCACGCTCCAGCGCCGTTTTGTCCAGCTTGTGGCCATGAATACGAGATCAAAGCTCGAAAGATTGAGCACGTTGACGGAGAGCTGAAGGAAATTGAGCAGGCTCAGATTGAGAAGATGCGCCGTGACCGATTTGTGCAGCAGGGCAAGGCTCAGACTGTGCATGAGCTGGTTGCTCAGGGCATGAGTCGTGGAAGGGCAGAAAAGATCATTGAGGCTAGGTTGGCCAAGCAAGAGTTGCAGAACTTGGTTTTCGACAAACTGATGGCCATACAAGCCAAAACTGGATTTGGCCCACTCGACACATGTGGCCACACTCGCTCGGAAATCTTGCGCATGAAGCCTAAACAGCTTAAGGAGCTGAATGCTACAATCACAACTGTGAACAATTTGGAGTCTGTATGACCTTGGAACAAGCAATAAAACATTACAAGACACAGCGCAAGCTGGCTGAGGTCTTAGAGGTCTGCGAGCCTTGCATTAGCAACTGGCGCACTCGTGGCCGTATTCCCGCAATGGCGCAGCTGAAGATTCAGAAGTTGAGCCGTGGCAAATTAAAAGCAGACATTGACGTTTTTGGAGTCAGAAAATGAGTTTTGCAGAAGTAGAAATGAAGGTGATTGTTTGGGGTGAAGCTCGAAAGATCATCCAGAACGGAACTGCAATTTCGCAGGCAATAAAGACTCTTGAAGAGACGACAGAACTTCTTGATGCTATCAACCGAGATGACATGGATGATATCGAGGATGCCATTGGAGATATCGTCGTGACGCTTATTATGGTGTGCGCAATCAAAGACCTAAATCTTGTGAGTTGCGTGGAGAAGGCTTATTCTGAAATAAAAAATAGAAAAGGTCATCTAACTCCTCAAGGTACATTCATCAAAGAATAAAAAATTTGTGAGTATGTTTAACATTCTGTGATATACTCTTTTCATCGCAACAACGATAGATAGGAAACAAAGTGAAAAAATTATTGAAAATCAAAGACTTGGCTGAGATTCTTGGCCGTTCTCCGGTGACTGTTCGTGTGGATGTTTCGCGCCGTCCAGAGACTTTACCTCCGCGCATTGTGATGCCAGGCTCAAACCGTGTCGTCTGGGATGAAGAGGACGTAAAGACTTGGCTGGCCAACCAGAAACGCAGCAATGTGGTGGTTGTATGACAGCAGAAGGAATCGAAGCAAAAGTCTGCGCCGACATCGCTGCGCGTCAGATGCTTGGCATGTCCAAGTACGGAGTCAGCGTACAGAACAACCCATTACAGCTGCGCGAGTGGCTTCAACACGCATACGAAGAGTGTCTCGATCAAGCCGTGTACTTGCGCAGGGCAATGCAGGAAATCGACAAGGAGCAAAAATGAACATTTACCTAGTTGGTAAAGAATTTATTGGGTCGAAGCATCCATACATGCCAGCGATAGAAGGCCCATTTGGTCGCAAAGTCTGTTTGACTGAGCGTTTAATGAATATCGCATCTGCCTTTATGTTGGTGATGCTTGTTGCACTGTCAATCATATGAGAACAAAAGACTGGATCAGCAAACTTCTAACCGAGAACCCAGAAGGGTTGACCATGCGAGAGCTTTGCCTTGCTTCTGGCATTACCGACAAGGTTGTCAGAGATGCAATCTCAAGGATGGACTTGGTTTACATCGACCATTGGGTTAAGTCTCGACAAGGCCCGATGTCATCCGTATGGAAGATCATTCCTAAGCCGGTGAATGCAGAACGGCCAAAGACTGAAGAAGGACTTCAGGTTCGTAAATCAAAGTTTGAGCCAGAGAAGCCGCGAGAAATTTACACGCCAAAAAAGACTCAGTGGGCATTCCCACCACCTTGGATGAACTAGGAGAAGACATGGAAGATGAAGACGAAATCTGTTCATGGTGCAGTGGTTCAGGTGAGGGTATGTATGACGGTGCAACTTGCCGTAAGTGCCATGGCTCTGGCGTTGAGCCTGTTGAGAAAGAAAAGGATGACTGTTATGACTCAGAATGAAATCATTGAGATTGCTAAAGAAGCTGGTATGGATTATTTGAAATACATAAGCCATGAATCATTTGAAAAAGTTATAGCCTTTGCCAAACTGGTATCAGCTAAAGAGCGTGAGGCGTGTGCAAAGATTTGCGAAGAAATGCGTGATGCTTGGGTAAATAGACCTGTTCCTTTGCTTGGCTATGCAGTTGAGCATGATGGCGCAGCCAAAGCAATCCGAGCAAGAGGTGAAGCATGAATAAAGAAGTAATCTACAAACAAGTAACTCAAATGGCCGAATCTTGTGGGTTTTCAAGGACGCATACTGGAGACGTTGAGCTTTGGTTGTGCAACAAAAACGACCTTGAAGCCTTTGCCCAACTGGTAGCAAAAGAAATGCGTGAATACATGGTGTTTCAATGTACGCCAAATGATTGGATGAAAGAACACATTGCGGCTGAGCGTGAGGCGTGTGCAAAGGTGTGCGAAAAACAAATGGAAGATAGTCCGTGGTTTATTGAGGCGGCGGCAGCAATCCGAGCAAGAGGTGAGTCATGAGCTGGCCCTTTCCAACCTACCCACCAACACCTTGGACTGCCAAGCAAATCAAAGAATACGCGCAACAACAACGCGCTCAACTACCAGAAAGTCCCTTATGAGTGGCTGGCGCAAACGTGGCGGAGGCAGAAAATGAGAAAACCCGTAGGAATAACAGTTCCATACCGAGAGGTTGGATACAAAGAAAAACTAAAGCTGCTTGACCTGACAGATCAAGAGATCACGGAGATTCTCAGGGACTACAACATGGCTCCAAATCCGCACCGTATGGGCGCGGCTCGTGAAATCATCAGATCATTTCTTGAAAAGAACGGGATTACAAAATGAAATACATCGACCACATCGCATATCCAATCATGCTGGCCGTAATCTATGTGCTCATTGGCTTGGTAAACTGGGATAGAAGCCCTGCAAATTGGAGCATGGAGCATCGCATCCTCTGGATCGTTTGGGCGCTTGCATGGGGCTTTGCGCTACGTCTGCGCATACTTCGTGAGAATGGGAAGATCAAATGGACGCTATAGAAAACATCGCTCTGATAATTTTCTTGCTGGCTCTTGGTGTTGGCCTGACTGTTGCCGTACTGATCGGATTTATTTACGTTGTCGAGTTTATGAATGACTGACCAAAAAGACACTCTTGATGAAGCTCGCAGTGCTCTTCAATCAATGCTGGCTGGCGTTAGCTGCACCCCGATGGAGAGAGAATTCTTCATCAGGGGCTTTACTATTGCGCACAAAATTCAGCAAGAGAAATTATTCGCTATCCTTGAAATCATCCATAAATAAAGCTATTTCCTCATCTCTGCGCTTTACAAGACCTGGAAGAACTTTTCCGCCACCCTTTGTCCAATCTTTAAACGAATTGGCTGCGCCATCCCAATCTTCCCTGCCAATCTTTATACGAATGGTAGAGCGCTGAAAATTCCCCAATCCAGCGTTGAAGGAAAAAGAAACGCAAGCGTCGAACGCACCTTGATGACCAACCAGATTGGGAGCAAGTCGAAGAACACCACGTTCAAAACTTGCGATGTCCTGTGCGAATAGAGCTTTGATTTCATCTTTTGACCAAACCCTGTTATCTGCTTGTTTCAATGGAAACTCTTTGCGAATCATCGGAATTTCTTTGCCTTCGACTCGCATCATTGGCAAACGAATTTGCTCTTGGTAAAGCACATGGCCCCAACCAATCGTCCAAATATGCGCTGGGCACAAGTACGGCTTATCTCGAAAGCCTTCGTACTTGTGCATCATCAATGCACCTTTTTCGCTTAGTCTCATTTTTTGCTCTGGCCACGAGAACCAAACCAATACCCAATGATGCCTCCCAGCATGGCCATTTCATCATCACTAAAGATTTCATTTCCGATCTTGATTAAGTCTTCAACACCTTTAATCATTTCTGGATGCGTCCACACGTAGTAGCCAAGGCCAACGTTGATAAACAACAATTCAAAAACAAAAAGATATGTGATTACTGGACGAACAGTCCCAACAAAAGTAGAAACCCACGGTGATGCTTTTTCTAGAATCTTTACCTCATGCTGGTAAGCAGCTTGAGTCATTGCAGCATCAGCTTGAATTGATACTTGATCTGTTCGAATTTCTTCAACCTTAGCTTGAGCTGCAAAGCCCTGAGCTGCCAGTTGCATTTCTCGATCCGTCTGAATTTTCGCAAGCTCTCGTTCGTGAGATTGATCTGCCTTACTTTGAAATAGCTCAAGCAGCTTTGGCAATGACGATAGCAAAAGTCCGCCGAGTGTCGAAAATAAAGATAACATTATTTTTCCTTTTTCATTTCCTGTTTAAGTTTCCTAAGCTCACGAGCTTCCTTCTTGATCTCAGCCTTCATCCAAAGAGTGTCAACGTAAGCCATGAAAGAAAATGTGAAAACGACTAGCAGGACAACCAGTACGATCAGATGCGCCAGAAAGACGCTCGTGCTATCGCTTGATCTCTTACTAGCCACAATATAAGCCCCAAAAAAAGCAACATCAACAAAGCTATACCAGCATCCATAGACTTGACACGAATCTCTTCCATCAGGTCTTCGTGCTCCCTGCGAGCAATCATGTCTTCCCTTGACTGCTTCTCTCTTGCAATACGTTGCTCTTCCTCGATCTGCTCTCGCATCTCTTCAAATTGACTCCACAGAGCGCCAAGCTCAGGCGGTGAGTGATATACCATCTGCTCCCTCAACTCAACCTGCATTGCCAGCAACTTCTGACGAACCAGAATCCTCTTGAGCGCCATTCGCTTCAGGGATACATCTTTGCCTTGCAGTTTCTTTGCCTCGCGCTCTTGCTCCCAGAACAAGGCTTCGAGCCTGTCAAACGCATCAAACATGTTGCCAAGTTCATCGCCAATCTTGAAGATGACTTCATCTGGATTGGCTTTGGCTACCTCGGCAACACGTTTTTTCTCTTCCTGAATCTTTTCAGCTTGAGCCTTTGAGACTTTCTTTCCAGCGAACTGGCCAGAAATCTCATCATAGATTTGCTGGACGTTACCAGCAACCCCTTTGACTTCCTTGTAAAGTGCGCAGCCTTCCTTGACGAGTTGAAACGCAGTGGTGGCCGCGAGTAAAGCCGTCCCGATAGGCACTTACTTTTTCATCCAAGCCAATACAAAACCGATCAAACCGGAAAGCATAGATGCAACGGCCATGCCAAACCAAAGGCCACCCTTGCCGCGATTGGCAAGCTCAAGCAACTCCTCGATCTGGGACTCCATCTTGTCCATTTTCTTGTCCATGTTTTGTACGCGCTCCCAAAGAACGCCATACTTCACTGGGTCAATTTCAGGTTGTTCCATGCTTTACTCTGGTTGTGTAGGCCACTCAACTTCCCAAGGGAAGCCAGCTTGTGATGGAACGTCACGCAACGCTTGGCAGTACGCATCCCACTCAGGGGTCGTAGTCAGGTCGCGGCGGTAGCGCCAGTCTGTGGCAGACAGCAACTGATCGCGTGTTGCGCGAACGCTTTTCGCTTGCTCTGCATCCTTGGCTGCTTCATAAGCCGCTTGCTGCTCTTCTGCCGTTGAGCCTTCAACGTCTGTAAAAACAGGGCCAAGCGAATACTTGGTGTACCACTTGCCGTCAATCTGCTCTACGCCGTTGCGGTAGCTGAACTCATAGACTGTAGTTGGAGTAGCCTGTGGGCCTTCAAAAACAACGTCAACGCCAAAGTCGTTGAGCCATTCTTCTGTCAAAGTTGGCGGGATTAGACGGTCACGAAATTCCTGACGGAAAGCCGACTCTTGGAATACCTCACCTGTGTTACGAATACGAAGTTCCATGTTTTGCTCCTTTAAGCAATTGCTAAATAAATGTATGTTGCAGCGTTCACGTTCACGTTAGTGGCCGCGAGCTGGTTGACGATGAAGCCAGAGCTGGCAGTGTCAATAGTATCGTTTGTAGTTACTTCAGCTACTGTTGTGTTCAAGCTCAAGTGCGGGTCATTACCAGCAACGATGCCACGAGCAGTGTCCCACACATACCAGTCACCAGTGCTGTCAGTGCGCTTAATCATTACGAAGCGAGCACCGGCAGCGAAGCCACAGTTAAGCGTCTGCGATGAGCCGTTGCCCGTGTAGCTACCTACTTTACTTACACCAGGGCAAGTTGCAAAGAGATAGGCTACATAGTTAAATGAAGAATTAACATAATTCTCAGAGCGTAAGAACATTGACGTAGCCGTAGGGTCTGCCGTCATGTAGTAATCAGCGTTCTTTGCCGCAGTTGTATTTAAATACATTGCGTTTGTCGTCCATCCCATGCTTGCAGTTTGCACGGGCCAAGGATATGTGGTGTTTCGAGCCTTCCATATAACAAGCTCAGGAGCAACGCCAAGATTGTGTTTTACTTCAAGACCTACAGCGCCAGTACCTGTATAGCAAACTTCATCAAAGAACCCGGGAGCACGTTTAAACATCCAACCAATATAATTGCTAACATCGCTGCTAGACACTAGACCAAGGCCTGTTTGTCTATCCCATCGAGAACCTCCAGCAGTAGTCTCCGCTGATGTAGCAGAAGTTTGTAAAAATACACCGCTTCCTTGTAGCCTAGATTCCGCATATCCTGCGCTTCCAGCTTTTGCCTTATATATTGTTGCGTCTAGTGTAAAAGATGTAGCGAATCCAATATAAGGAGCTGGAGAGCTGGAGTTTCCAATAACAGGAGCAAACACCTTAGTACCATCAGTAGGAACCTTCATTGGCCCTTTACGGATAGCCATATAAATGTATGTAACACCGGAGCCACCGTTATTAAAAGTAAAGCCAGTCGATGTTGGCCCAACAACACCAAGAGATGCTTCAGCCGCCGTACTGTTTGGATTAAGTTGCAGAGTTGCGGAACTACGATCAACTTGAAAGCCTCTTACACTATCAATCAGCTTCCAATCACCTGTTGAATTTCCTTCTTTATATAGCAGCCACTGAGGCTCATATCCAAGGTCTACTGATATTGTCGAGCCAGTGCTGATGAATGAACCGCAGCTAATTACGTTATCTGTCCCGTTTACACCAAATCCACCTGAGTTATGAGCAAAGATATAGGCAACGTAAGTACCGCCGACGACTGGTTGAACAGTACCACCAGCGTTCGAGCCTCTCACTTGTCCAGGTGTGAAGTATGTGCTGGTGTGGTATGACTCAGCTGTCGCTCCAGCGTTTCCTTCTACTGTACTTATCGACATGCTGTAACCAGTAGTTGCTCCGGTACGTCTAAACCAACCAAGCCAGTCTTGTGATGCGTCTGTGCGCTTCACAATAATCGCTCCGACCGTTCCATCTAAAGAGTGAGAAACTTGCTGACTAGTGCCTGTATAAGTGTAAGTTACAACATCAAAGAATTTAGGTTGCTTACGGAATGTCCATGAGGCAAACATATATCCGTTGGAGTTTGCACCCCATGCTCCAGCATCATCACCTAATGAGAATCCGTTTGTATTAAATGATGTTAGAGTTTTCTGCGTGTCTGTTGTATAGTTGTCAGTGCCCGTGCTGTTAGTCCATAAGATGTGCCCAGCACCACGAGCAGTATCGAAAATATCGTTGCTTACTGGATCGACACGGCTCTTAACCCAAACCATCCCACCTTTTGTTGACGTGTCAATACCAGTGTTAATTGTTTGATTGGCTCCTGTACCTTTATAAAGATAAGTTGAAAAGACATCCTCGATGTAATTAGGATAAGCAGTAGGCCAAGCGCCAGCCTTCTGAGCCTGCATCTGTTGCTCAAGAGTCCAAACACCTGGAGCCGCTGAAGTCGTAGGGACTACAGGGTTCTTAGTGATTAGACCTCCAGAATATTGTTTACTCATTCTTTGTCCTTATGCGATGGCGAGGAAGATGTATGTACCGCCTGAGGCATTCAAAGCAGCAGGAGCTGTTGAGCTGAGTTCAAAGCCAGCACTATAAGTGTCAATGTAGTCTGTTGTTGTAACTTCAGCGGCTGTGCTATTTAGCAACAAGTAAGGGTCATTACCGCTCACAATGCCTCGTGCAGTGTCCCATACGTACCAAGCACCTGTTGAGTCAGTACGTTTAATCATCACAAAACGAGCGCCAGCGGCGAATCCACAGTCAACTTGCTTAGTAGTTCCTGTACCTGTGTAGCTACCTACTTTGGAAACACCGGGGCAGGTTGCGAATAGATAGGCTACGTAGTTAAAAGCTCCTCCGTTATCTTGGTCTGAACCAACCGTAAATACAGAACTTGTGGGAGCTACGGGGAATCTGGTTGAATCAAAAGAACCGTTTTTAGCTGAGGTTGTGTTTAAGGCTAAAAAGTAACCAGCTCCTAAAGTTTGACTGTAAACACACCAGTTTTCAGCGGTTGTTTTGTTTCTTACACGAACAATCATTAACTCAGGAACAGCGCCTAAATTGTGAGAAACATTTAATTGTGAACCAGTACCTGTATAGCAAACCTCATCAAAGAATGATGGGGCGCGACCAAACGACCAAGAGATGTAATCAATTCCACCGTAGTATCCTGGCATCGTGAAACCTGTGTTATCCCAATAATTCGTCATTGTTGAATTAGGGGCAGATTCTGCGGCGGTTGAACTTGTCTTAAGAATGTTTGTGCTTTGCGTTGTATTGGTACTTACTCCACGCAACCTATCGTTAATAGCCATATTCAAAGAATCACCTGGCGGGTATCCTTCAAACTGCATATCAACTGGAAAGCCAGTAGTTAATTTTGCACCAGCAGTTGTTGAAAAGATAGGCTTAAACACCTTAGTACCATCAGTAGGCACTTTCATCGGGCCACGGCGAATGGCTATGTAAATTATGTCAAATGTAGCACCGCCACCTGCAAAGCTATCAACCGTAAACCCATTTGCTGTTGGGCTTAACCCCCAAGAAAATGAAGTGCTTTCTGCGTTAGATACGTTAGGTTTCAGTACGGCGTCACCACTTGCGTTAACAGTGAAACCACGCATTGAATCGTACATATACCAATCAGTAGCATAGTTGGTGCTTTTCGCAATAACAAACTGAGGCTCAAAGCCAAGGTTAACTGTAGCGTTACCACTTCCGTTGGTAGTTACAGACCCACAGCTAATCACATTGTCTGTGCCAGTTAAGCCAAAGCCTCCTGCGTCATGGGCAAAGATATAGGCAACGTAGGTTCCGCCAGAAGTATTAGCTCCAACTGTTGAGCTTGCTGTGAATGTTGTAGATGTAACACCCCACAAATCAGCACCAGCGTCTGTTAATGCTGACGTTGAATTTAAACGAATAGTTTTGTTGTTACCTAAAGATGTGTGATAAGACCACCATTCACCTGTAGTGTCAGTTCTCTTAGTAACAATAAAACCTGGGGTTGAACCTAAACTATGAGAAATTGTTTTACTTGCAGCTCCATCGCCTGTCCAAGTCACAACATCAAAGAACTTAGGCTGCTTGCGGAATGTCCATGAGGCGTATGTTTGACCAGAAGCGTTATTTACTGAGCCTTGACCAATGGTAAACCCGTTGGTATTAAAAGAGCTAAGTACACTAAATGCAGAACTTGCGTTGGTGTTGTTTGTAGAGAGGAAAACACTGGTTCCCTGAGCGGTGTCCATTAACGTATGGCTTGTAGCTGTACCGCTACGTTGTTTTAGCCAAACCAGACCACCTTTGGTAGATAAATCTACGCCGTTAGAAACTACGTTCCCTGCTGCACCAGTACCATTGTAAAGATAAGTCGAGAACACATCTTCAACGTAGTTACCAGCTTCAGGCCAAGCATTGTTACCTTTGGCTTGCATCTCTTGCTGCAACGTCCACACGCCGCCAGCAGAGCCAGAACCAGTAGTTCCACCCGTGGTTGTTGGAGGCGTTGCAGAAAGCAGAGCGCCTTTGTAACGCTTGCTCATTTAGCTGATCTCTTCGTAGCTGACGATGTAGGTGATGCCACTAGATGTGGAGCTAGTCACCAAGATCGACTTGTCTTCCTCTAGGTAGAATGCCGTGGACTTGTCGCTCACAATGAGAGACGCGCCAGTTGGCACAGAGATTGCGTTGGCCATTGGATATGAAGTGCCAGAACCCGCAGCTGCTGAGTTGACAGCTACAGTGGCTCCAACAGCAGCCGAATTGACGTTCGCTGCAATGATCTGATTGATCTTCAACACCTTGTTACTTGATGCAGCATTAGCCAACAAGACGTTTGCTGTGGTATTAGAAGGCGTGAGATACGCTGTTTTGGCGTTGATGGTCGCCACGTTTACGATGTTAGGTGCTGTCATGTTATCCTCCGAATACGATTGCCATAGCAATGGACTTACCAGTTGAAACGCCAGCACTGCCAAAAGACAATGTGCCGGAGCCGTTAGTTACAAGAGCTTGTCCAGTTGACCCATCTGATGTTGGCAGATTTAGTGCCGACAAAAATGATGTCAAGTTTGAATCGTAAGCCTGCACAGTCGAACCAATGTCACCATCGGTAAGATAACCCTCAGCTGGAATATAAGCCGCAACCCATGTCCCACCTGATGTACGAACACGCATTTCACCAACAGAGCTGTTGAAGTATAGCGCACCAGTAATTAGCGCATTGCCATCATTATCCAATGATGGATCGCTAGTTTTAGCGCCCAAATAGCGATCGTCAAACGAATCAAACGAAGCCGCAGCGCTGGTTGCAGCATTTCCTGCTGTTACTGCGCTTGCAGCAGCTTCACCGGCCTTTGTGGTTGCAATGCCAGCTTGTGTTGTAGCAGTTGCAGCATCCGTGTCAGCAGAAGCCGCAGAAGCCGCTGCCGCATCAGCATAGCCATCCATAGTGACAGCCAGCGCGTCAGCTGCATCACCCCAAGGGTCAAGCGCCGCCAAGAAAGCAAAAGCCTTCGTGTTAAATTCTGCTGGAGTATCCGTTGGGGATGGCGCTGCGGGTAATGCTGGAATGGTCATGTCAAGCCTTCAAGTGATAGGTTGCAATCTGAATGAGTTGCGTATGCGATTGTGATCTGGAAATCTTTGTAGATTCCAAATACGACTGTTGACTCATAGTCCTTATGGCCAATCCACAAGCAAGGAACTGCTCGCACACCCGCCAAATAAGACTGCGTTGCATCAACGTCTGATTTGTCCAGTAGCATATCAAAACTGGCGCGTTTTGAAAAGGCTCTTTGAACTAAAACTGTGTCGCCAAACTCGTTTGTTTCCTTACGGCTGTAATCTTGGATGCCCACATTGGCCCCCAGATTTACACCAAGGCCAATCTGACGCGCTTGGCCAAACAGAAATACTCCAACTGCAAGCTCTGTGCCACCAATCAAGTCGATCATCAATGTTGCATTTGGATATGCTGGCAAGTCTGTAAACACAGAAAGCTCTGGAGCAATTCGAATTCCAAAGAACCAGTCCCACCAGTATGAATCAGCAGGTAGGGAGCTTAGGTCTGTGGTTTTGTCGTAAACGGTTCCGTAGGTGTCGTCAACAAGTCGAATCCTGATCGAAGATGCGTTGGTAAGGTTCAGGGCAGCAAAGCTAGTGATGGCCACGCCTGGCGTGATTTCATAGCTGATTGCATTGGCCTGCGCCGTCTGAGTGCTGTTTGACGTATCAAAGCACTTCCAACGGTTCGTTGCGCTTACCTCGATCCAGAACGCAGCCTCAGTAACTGGGTCTTTGTTTAGATTTCCAGCCTGAAGTGACTCGTAAACCTTGTGGGTGCTAACCAGAATGACGCGAGCACCCAAGGCATAGGTAGTCGCGCTACTCCAAGCGGAATAGTCCGTTTCTGGAACGTCCGTATCCACCAACATGTCGTCAGTGAGCGTCAACGGTTTTACAACCGTCAATGCGTAACTTGTTGCCGTCATGCCACCGCCCTCACTTCTGGAAGTCCATCTGAGTCCCAACGCTCCATGAGTTTATTCATTTTGGCTTGCAATTGAACCATTGCACGAGCCTGAGCTTGGTTGTCTTCGCGCAATCCGCGAACTTCCTCAATCATAGCCTGTCCGCCGCCTAAAAGCGAATCTGTTTGGCCTGCTGTGTAGACTTGGCCAGGATTCTTAAAATTGATGATCTCTGGGCCTTCCTCTCCGACGAGGGCCATGCCGCCAGGATAGTAGCCGCCCTTAGCAAAGCCGTACTTCGCTTTCAGCGCCTCGGTTCCAGCCAGTGATCCATCCCACCCAAGAGCGGCACCTATGTTGCCACCAACTGCCTCAGCAGCAGCATTGTATTCAGCTGAAGATGCACCACCGTGAGTCGATTGGTACAAGACCTTTGCTGCTGCAACAAGAGCCGAATCAGATGAAGATACAGAAACTCCTGTCTGATATTCAACTTTTGCTTGACGTTGAGCTGGAGTATCTTCAATGCTATAAGCAGCAGATGGAGAGGAGGCGGCAGCAGCAGCAGCGGCTGTTTGAGATTTGGCAGCAACCTCCGAAGAGATTGCCGATGCAAGTCTTGACATCGCATCAGAAACGCTAAGAATTGATGTATCAATACCCCGAAGCACATCAATTTGAGTCTGAGCTTTAGCTAAAGCGTCAGAGTAATACTTGCGGTTAGCCTCAATATCCTCATCAAACTTAGTCTTAGCCAAAGAAATCTGAGTCTCAAGCAAAGCCACTTGGTCTTTAGCTGCAACCAACTGCAACTCAGCCGTAGTCAACTGCTCACCAGCAACTTCTTTTAATACGCCAAGACGGTTGGCCAGCACCAAGCGATCACGTTGCTGCTCAAACGCGCTGGAGTAGGCAGTCTTCTCCATGCCAGTCTTGACTGCGTTAATTGCCTCAGATAACTGCTCTTTCTCTGGCAGGTAGCCTGTAGACTGAGCCGTAGCAATCGACTGCTCAATGAACTGACGACCTTTCAATGCAGACATCGAAGCCGTACTGTCACCAACCAGTGATGTGATCTCAGTCTTCAGAAGATCAAACACACCTTTGAATGCGTTGACGTTCTCCTGAGCCACTTGAGCAGCAGTAGTTGCCAAGTCTTTCTGGCCCTTAAGCACGTTACTAGCTGCTTCATATGCGTCCGTGATTGACTTCTCAGCAGACTTAGATGCAGCATCAATTGATCGCTTAACAGCTGCAAACGCCAAATCTGTAGCGCTTTGAGCATTAGAGTACAACTCTTGAGAAGCTGCATCAGCGGAATCAATCACCTGAGAGAACGCTCCGCTTAGTTTAATGAGAGATGCGTATGTCTCTTGACCTGATGAGCCAAGTTTCTGTTGCGCATCTACCAATGCTCTAAATTCAGCCTTAGTCTTTGGCAATGCAAAGCCAAGATCAAGCATTGATGCTGTTACTTGCTCGGTAGCCTTTGCAGAACGCTCTGCTGATGAGTAGAAGTTTTCGTAGTAAGAACTTGTCAGTTGAGTGAAGGCATCCAAGCTGCCAAACAAATCAACCAGCTTGCTGGCCATGTCAGCGCCAGCAAGTGATGTGTCATACAACGTACCGCCAAGAATATCAAATGTTGTATTGACAGTTACAAGGCTGGTTGATAGACGGTTCAGCGCGTTTGCGTTGCTCTCGCCCAGTTTATTGAACTCAGCAGTGCCAAGGGCCAAGCCAGCAATGCTTTCATTGATTGCATCAACCTCTTCCTTGAGCTTGGCAACAACCTGCTCTCCAGTCAATCCAGAAAGACTGATTTTTACGTCTTTACTGAATTTCTGAATGGCCTCAGTGCCAAGACCAAGGTTCTGAGCCATGAGCGCAGTGCTAACCTGAATTGCTCTGAACTGGCCAGCAAGTGCGTTTTGAGTCTGAGGATTTGCTTCGTTGGTTCTAGTTTTGTCGCTTGTAAACCATCCACCCTTGTAAGACTGATAGTCTTGCCCAACAAAACCCTTCTCACCACCAAATGTGCCCATCAAGCCAACGTCAGCAAGTTTGCTACCGAAGGCTCTATTAAACACACCTGCCGCAACGCCTGCAATTGGGCCAAAGTAGGCGGATGCAGCCAAAGTGATTGCATCTACAGTTTTGCTTTCGCCAGTCGTGTAGCCACCGCTGATTGCTTTCTGAATGGCGTAACCAGCAAGTGCGTTTCCTGCCATGCCGAGTGCATTGCCCATTGTCTGAGCCTCTGCCGTCATAGTCGCAGAGCCAGCGCCTGATTGAGTCACTGGGCCAGCCGCCTCTGTAGATAAGCCAACCGATTGACCAAATGAGCTTGTGGCCAACTTGCCGAATCCAGCCTGAATGGAGTTTGACACTCCAGTGTTGAGTAAGTTGTATAGGCTCGATACAGAGCTTGCCTGACTCAACGCACTCATTCCACCAGGCTGTCCAGCAAATGAAGAGCCGCCAAAGCCTGCGCTGAGAGCACCAGATACAGGAGCCAGAATTGCGGAAATTACAGGTCGCAAAACCATAGTCTTGAACATGTTCTCAAGAGTGGTCTTGAAGTTCTTTGCAAAGTCGCTGCCGGATTCAAAACCACGCATCAAAGCGTCAGTCAAAGACTGATTGATCTGATCTGCCGTTTTCGCAAAATCGTCTTGAATAACCTTGTTTGCAGCTGCTGTTTGCTCAATCATTTGAGCGCCAAGCAGCTTAGTTTTTTGCTCTTGCTTCTGAGTGTCTGTAAGAGACTGTTTGTCTAAGTCTGCAATCAGTTTTGCGTACTTCAATTCAACCTGACGTTGAGCCACAACCTTCTGGCGCTCAAGAGATGTCAAGCCAGTCAACTTCAACTCTTCCTCGTAAACCTTTGAAAGCTCACGAGCCGAGCGCAGAACTTCATCGGTCTGCAAGTTGACCTTAATTCCAACCTCAATGTTTTCAGCCTGCTTTTGCAACGTAGCCAGTTCGTTGGCTCGCTGAAGCGCAATCTCTTTATTTTTGCGGCTTACACCATCAAGCTGACCTTTGAGCTGCTCCGTAAATTGCAGAGACAGTCGTTCGCCTTCATTGAGCTTTGCTTCTTGAAGGGTCTGAGTCTTTAGATTTTCAATGTATTCTTTTGTCGCAACTATTTTTGCCTGGATATTGGCGACTTCATCTTGTCCGCCAGTTTCCGCATACTTCTGGCGAATTGCGTTAATCCTAGTTGCAAGTTGCTCTTCGGTAATGTAACCAAGACGAATAGCTTCACGGTTTTCATTTCTTAGCTGATTAATCTCTTGCTCTGCTCTTGCGGACTTGCTAAGTAAAGACAAACCTTCCTTATCGAACTTTGCCTTCTGATCGAGTGCAATGTTGCCAGCTTTTACTTCGTCGTTCTTCTCTTGTTCAAGACGTAGAGATTTCTCAGCAAGGCTGATGTTTTCTTTTAGGGTTTTTTCACGATCAGTTTCTGGCGAGACATCCTTACCAAGCAATTTTGCTGCCTGAATACGATCTTGTTGCAGAGTATCAAGTTGCTTGCGCATCTGACCAAGAAGCTGGCCAGGGTTGCTTCCCCTACCAATCTCAAGGATTGCATCGGCAGCTTGGCTAATAGCCCCCTTGATTCCTAGCCAAGCCTTCTCAACATAGCCAAGATTCTGAAGCAGCTTAGGAGTCATGCTCTCCAGCGATGCGGCATAAGCCTCCTGAGCCAATTTTGCTGCCTCAGTGCTCTTTCCTTGCTCTTCCAGTGCGCGAATCTGCTCGTATGTAGAACGAGTCAAGTAATTCATTGATTCATTGAGCTTCAGAGTTGACTGAAGTGGCGACTTGGCCAATGACTCAAAATTCTTTGCAATGTCCTCAATAGCTCCGCCGCCAACTTTTTCAAACTCAATTGCAGCCTTTGCAAAGCGCTCAAAATTCTCAGCTCCAATCTTTCCAGTTTGAGCAAAGATGTTTAAAACTTCAGCAGCCTTAGCTTGTGTCGTTGTACCCTTGTCCAAGCTAGATGCAATGCGAGACAAGTTTCCAGCAGTTGTACCTGCGGCATTGCCAGTAAGAATCAGAGTCTTGTTAAAAGCCTCAGCCTCTGCTGTTCCTTTGAAATATCCATAGGCTAGAACACCAACAGCGGCAGCAACAGTGGTAAACGGGGTGATGAGTCCAGCAATGTACCCGCCAAGCGCTTTTGCAGCAGCTCCAGCGCTACCAAACACGTCCTTTAGCTGGCCACCTTGTTGCAGCAAAACAGTCAATGGCGCTTGGCCACCCTGCAATGAAACAACAATATCGGTGAACTGAGCAGGAACCTGACGCAAAGCCGCAGCAGATGCTTTGGCTGTCATTCCAAATTCATTGAGAGCTTTGCCTGCCTTCGTAATACCAAGCTCCTGCTCACGCAGCTTAGCAATATAAGGCGCAGTCTCCTTGGTAAGACCCATTTGCGCTGCTTGCAACTCAAGCAAATCAGCGCGTGTCTTGCCAATAGCTTCCGACTCCTTGCGAAGTCGCTCAATAAAGCTATTGTTGTTAGCTAACTTTGCTTGCGCAGCATCTGCTTTCTCAAGCTCAGCCGTCCAGAAGCGAACGTATTCAGCATCCTGAACAAACTTTTTGGCATCCTGATGCTTCTTTTCAAAGGCGGCTACAGAAGCGAATTCCTTTTCTTTTGCCTCGGCCCTGTCCAGCGAATCAGTCCAGAAGCGAACGTATTCCGATGCTTGATTTAAGCGTCGAGCATCTTCGACTTTCTTGTCAAATGCGCGTGATGCTGAGAACTCTTCTTGCTTTGCCTGAGCAGCAGCAATCGCAGCTCGCATGTCGGCGAGCTTACTGATGATTGGATCGAGCTTGGATGTGTCGACACCACGAATCTCGCCAAGTTTCTGGAAGTAATCTGCTGTGTTTTTCCCGCCAGCTTGCAGTTCTGCAAGGGCGCGTGACTGCTCGTCAGTGGCTCGCTTGACAGAAGCTGCCAGTGAGTTTGTGGCTTTCTCAACAGCCTGACTTACACGACCAGCAGATGTCGTGACTTTCTCAAAAGAACGTCCAGATGAATCAGAGATTTTTTCGACGGTTGAGCCAAGAGACTCAAACTTTTTGCCTAAGCCATCGAGATTTCTCTCTGCTTCGGTTGAATCTACGCCAATGCCTAGTTGTACCTTGGGTGCTTCACCTGGAGAGTTCGCCATTTTTTATCCTCAAGAATTTTGCCGCATCGCCTCTAGTGCAGACGATTCCATTATACGAATGTCATCAAATGACCGATTCCATTCATCTTGAGGTAAGCCCATGCTATCCAGTATCCTGAATAGGACGTTGTAGTCAAGTCCAGTAGGCCCACTCATACCAGTTCGCCACTGTGTAGCGATGGAGATGAACAAGTCCACAGTTTGCCAGTTTTCAGGCCAAACTTCAACCACTTGAGAGGCTATCAAGTGAGAAAGGTCAAACCCTGTTGTGGGCTGACCTTTCGGCTCTGGTGTGTAAAGAGCTGAAGCGACCTGCTTTAGTTTCCCACTTTACCTTCAGTGATGGCATTTCGGTAGGTGCTCATGATGGCAAGTGCAGCAGCTGGAAGCTCGTCGCACAACTGAGCCACGGCGCGGCGGCTGAACTCAACGTCCAAATTCCAGCCATCAGCGACTTTCATGATGTAGTCAGCATTGGTGTCTTTTGTTTTCTCAAGAGCCTCTTGCAGTGAGAATTTCTGGGCATCTTCACCAGAACTTGATGGGATTACTTGCGCATCATCCATCAAATTGTCGATCATCGTGCCGAACTCTGTGCGAGTGCGGTAGATAAAGCTCATCTCAACCGTACCTTCTCCGCCCTCAAGCATAGGGATTGTCACGGTTGCTTTGAAATTCTTTGGGCGAGAGCCAAGTGCGATTTTTGCCATTTGTATTTCCTTAGAGGGTTAAAAACAATTTCATTGTAGTCTAAAAACTTTTCAGTTGTGAATGTCACAGAAACAAAAAAGCCACCCGAAGGTGGCCTTTCTGAGTCGTCAGTGATTAGCTGGCGTAAGAGATCGAACGACCCAACAAAGTCAAAGCAGCAGTGACGCTGTTTGCTTGGTTCACGTTCAATGTAGGAGCCTCAGACACGCTCATGTAGCCGTAACCGTAAGTCACAGCGCCGCCAGACAAGACCATCTTGAACGCGACTTTAGACAATGTACGGCTGATGTCCAACATTGTGATGTAGTTAGCGTTAGATGGGTCATGGCCCAGAGTCAACGTGATGCTAGTGGCGTTGAAGCCAGTAGGGATGTTGATGCTGTTGCGACGAGCGATAGGGTTGATCGTAGTGAAACGAGCGTCACCGCCAGAAGTGGCGATAGTCAAAACTTGAGGAATTTCAGTCCAGCTAGAGACTTTCTGAGCAGAACCAACGCCACCACCAGCAGAGTAGAAGTCAGTGTCGGTAGAGTTCAAACCAGTCAGGCTGAACGTGTCAGTCGTCAATTGGTCGACTTTATACACAGTGTCAGTGGCATCTTCCCAACCAGAGGTCAGAATGACTTCATCGCCATCGGAATAACCATGCGATGTGGATGTTGCCACAGCAGGGTTAGCGTTGGTCAACGCTGTGATTGTTTTTGCGGATGCGAAAGTTTGTGAAAAGTAAAACTTCGAGCCTTCGGGGAAAAAATATGCCATATCAAACTCCTGTTGTATGTCTGGCCAGACAAAGCACTTTCGTGCGCCATTGAGCAGAAAACTACTCTATCTGGATTTTAGATAGATTTTCGCTTGATTTGCAAGCCTTTTATCTATATCCGCGAACCATGAAGTCCTGAGTTGCGCCTCGATAGTTTGTGTCTGGATCGGATATTGCTACCATCTCAGATTCTGCCTGCGCATCAAAAGCAGTTGCCTGCCTCATTGCTGAATCAGCCGCAAGAATCAAAGTTGATGCCTCCAAGCGACTCACAGACCAAACAGAAACCTGAACCAAAGAGCTTCTTCGATTTGGAACAGTTTTATTCAGCGGCTTTAAAGTTTCACCTCCCATCATCGTCCAAACGATGTAAGGCAGCACAACGTCATTTGGCGCTTGGTCTGGATAGACACGAGGGCAGACCGTCTTCAGAAGGTCAAACAAATCAGACTCAAGACTCATAGTTTCTCTCCGGCAACAATTTTCTGAAGCTGCTCATAAGCAACAGACTTCATGGCTTCGATTGAAGCCGAGTATTTGATCTCTCCAGCCTTGCGGATGAATGAGTGCGATGGCATTTTCGATGTGCCCCACTCAACGAATCCAGCATACGGAGCAAATCTCCAGTTGTAGGAAACGTGATAAGTAGAGTTTGATGGGCCAGAGTTGTCCTTTGAGAACTTCTGATAAATCGAATTTTTCAGCGAGCCTCTAGCAAACACATAGTAAGTTCCATACTTCTTGTAAGAAGTTCCATAGAACTTGTGAAAAGCCTTGTCACCAACCGGAGCAAGCCTTTTAGCCTCGTCATACAAAACCTGAGCGCCAGCCTGCGCAATTGGCCTTGTTGACTTTCCGATCTCTTGGCCAAGACTCTTGATGTAAGCCAGCACCTCATTTGTGTTGGCCGACAAGGTAAGAGTATTTTTACCCTTAGCCACCGTATACCTCGCAAACCAAATCCATGTAATCCTTGCTTTCAGCATCAGGAATGATGGAGATGATCTGATAAATCTTCGATGCGTAAGACACTCGCATCGCGGTTGTAATACCGGCCTTGTAACGAACGCGAATACTGGCTCGAAGCGTAGACATCACTTGATCTGCTTTGATCGCCTCAGCGCCCTTCTGGTGAATGATATTCGCCCAGACTGTCGCGTAAGTCGTCCAAGTGCTTACAGGCTGGCCAATCGAGTCTTGAGTCGTCGATTGTTGCTGAATTACAACACGATTTTTTAAACGGCCTGCTTGCATATTACATACCCAAATTGATGCGATATGGATCGAGCAACCACTTTACGCCAAGAGGCAACTCAACAATTGCAGAGCGCATTGGTTGCACCGTAGCCTCTCGGTTGGCATAGAGGTTGCCCACCTGAAGCAAGATGGCACTCTTAACTGCATCATCCATGACCAAGCCGTCCAAATCGCTTCCGATGCTTGATTCGTACAGATTGCGGCCAAGATAGTTTGACGCAGCTTTCTCGCAGCCGTCCAAGTAAATTTGGATGAGCGTATCTTCGTCTGTGTGATCCACACGAAGGTGGAGTTTGGCCGTGGCCAATGTAATGATGCTCATGGTCTTTCTTCCCAACGTGCCTTAAAAATACCATTAGCCGCAGATGAACCAATGTTTCTGAAGACGATGTGATATGTTCCTATTCCGAATCCAAAAGGGTTGTCAGAAGAGATGTTTGCAACACCTTTCATGCTTGAATCAACCCTAAAAATATTTACCAACTGACCACCGCTGAATCCGGTTCCATTGTCTTTCATCAGGATATTTGATGTGTATGAGCTTGCTGAGCTTGTGTTGTTCGTCTTCAAAATAGGCAAGTTGACATCAAGAGGCCCAGTGGCAGTTCCGCCTGCGTAAAGTTCAAGCTGTATTTTCGCTGTATCAAGCTCAAATCCAAATTCCTGAAGAATAGTGTCAACCCCAGCAGTCACTCGTATGACTCTGATCTGGTTGTTTGGAACTGAAAAGTCATAGAACGTCGAAAATTCACGACCGGCAAAAAAACCAGTCTGAGCAACGTCAACGCGAATTCGCGAATACGGGCCATCATCATCAGTCATCAATTTAGCTGGTGGATAAGCCTCAACTCGTTCGGCATGAGTTCCATCCCCTCGATCAACGAGGAGCTTCTTCAAGCCCTGCCAGAATGGAAAGTAAGTGTTGCTCATACCTAGAGTTTACCTTTCAAAGCGCAGGAATCCAACTCTTTTTGACATCCCAAGGTCTGGGGATGCCATGAAAGCACACGACATAAGCGCCATCTGGAACAGATTTTAAGGAGTGCGCCTTGTAGCTGAATATCCTGTTTGGAAGCTCAAGTTGCCACCTTTTGCAAGGCAGAACGTCACGGAGATAGCCCTGATCCCCCCAATATTCACGGGTAACGCAACGCTTCATGTGCGCCTCTGGATTTGACATCCAGTCGTTCCAAACCCTGTCCTTGTCTTTGTTTTTAATCAACATCAAGCCAGAAGCTGGAAGGTTTGGCTTGTAAAAGTCACTCAGAAGCGTTGTGTGCTCAAGCGCCTCAAGTTTCTCAATCCCGCCAATGACAACCGTATCCAAGTCAAAAAACAGCAGGTCTTCCTCAATGTCGGGACGGAAAAGCTCCATCTTCGACCACCAGCCTGGCCAATCGTGATTAAGGCGAATCGTAGGAACGCCATCAATCTCGACATCAGACAAGCAAACCAAGCCAGGAACCTGCCTTGCAAGCCACTGAACATGCTGTGGGCCGTATTCTTTTCCGCTTCTCAGAACGCAAATTCTCACAGCAAGTCCTCAATATCTTTTCGTGGAAACATGTCAAGCGCAGTAACCCTGCTTGCATTGATGATCTCAGCATCAGGATGGTCATCCCTGAGCTGTTTAAACAGTGCAGGCCACCTGTCTATCTGTTTCGCGTTTGCAAGCCCTCTGGGATGGTTTCCATGCCAATGGGCCTGCCCTCCAGTGTGTTGGCAATCGAATCCGAGCATGATTACACGCGCAGCATCGCCAAACAACGCCAAAGAGACTCCACCAGCACCAGAATTACCGTAAGCCTTGAACTTTGCGGGACTCAGGTAAGTTGACATGAACTTTGCTGGCAGATTATTTGTGGAAAACCTCTGGCCAACAAAGTCACGATTAACTTCGTTCAAGTGAGCAACCCACCACGGCTCATCAAGAGCAAACAGAGCATCTGCCCACGGCGCAGCCCTGAACGTGGTGTTGGCAACAATTACTGCCCTTTTTTCTTGCGCCCGCGCTTGCTCATCGAAACGCCAGTTTCTGACTCGCTCGATGTCTCCTCCGTTGAGGCTTGGCCCGCTGGCAAGGACGACGACTGTTCCTCCTCGCCATCTTCCACTAAAGGGCGATCCATAGCCTCCTTGGTTTCAAATCGAACAGCCTCTCCGCGCTCGATAAAAAACATGGCCAATGAGTCCTTGACTTCAACTGGCACACCAGCTGGCAAGCGACCATAGCCGACAGCCATTACTGGCTTTTTTGATGTAACTACAATTTTCATAAAATACTCCATCACAAATGTGAATTATTCTAGCAATAAAAAGCCCTCCGAAGAGGGCTTTCTCAGGGTTTCACTGTTTAGGCAGTGAAGTTACCGTACAAGATACCGGCAGGACGCTCGGTGCCGAGGCCCAAACGCTCTTCAGCGCGGATGGTAATCAGGTTGTTTGTGAAGTCAGCGTTCACATAACCCATTTCGATCACAGCGCCGCTGCGGTTGTATAACACAGCAGAAGTACGCAATGCGCCGATCAGGAACTTACCAGCAGCCATGTGGTTCGAGAGAATCACATTCACGCCGAAGGGGTTCATGCCAGCAGCCATACCAGGCATACCGTAGAGGTACTCACCAGCGCCACCAGTGTAAGTCTCGCGAGTGCGCTCCATTGCGCCCCAGTCAGCAGGGTTCACGATCACGGTGTCAGGAGCGTTGCCAGTTGCCCACAATGCGTACTTGGCGCGGTTGATCGCGTCAATCAGCAAGTCGTCGCTGGTAGCTGTGTAAGCCGAGAAGTTACCGCTGTCAGTCAAGCCAGACAGGTTAGGGCTAGTGCCGTTGCCGTTGAGCAACTGAGCGTCGATGCGTTGAGCCAAACCGTCACGCAAGCGTGTCTCGATGTAAGCAACAACAGCAGGAGCGTCAGCCAACAACTGGTTGGAGATTTTGATCCAATGGGCAACAGTCGTGATTGGCACGTTGTATTGCTCAAAAGTCACATCAGACTCATTCTTGGCAGCGCCTTGAGACACTTCAGCAGCAGAGTTTGTGAAACTGGCTTCACGCAAAGCGTTGACCATGTTTGTAGACACAGCGATGCTAGTCAAAGCAGCGCGGATGCTGGTAGGCAAGAAGTTGCCGGGGATGATGCCAGGCTTTTGGTCTGGGAACACAGTTGTAGAACCAGAGGTCACAG